TGATTACATCAATCCGGATTGCATTGTTGATATCTATGCAAAAGATGAACAAGGTAAATTAAAATACCCGTTGCACAGATATACGATTGGCATTGACATCGCGGACAACAGAGCGACAAATGTCTTTGCTTTAGTTGGTTTTTCTAAGAATTATGAATATGCTGCAATAGTTGATTTGGATGTATTTAAATCAGAAAGCAACGGCAAAGCAGTAGGCTACAAATATAAAACAGATAGATTATGGGCATTCTTAGAACGTCATAGTGACATTATCAGAATGATTGATGGTGGGTTTGTCGATTCGGCGGAGGGTAATTATATCAAAGACTTACAGTCTCTTAACTTACCAATACCTATAGCACCAAGTTATAAAGCAACGATTAAAGACAGAATTGACTTGAACATTATCTTATTCAATCTTGGAAGGTTCTTGATTCACAACAAATGCATGGCTGCTTATAACGCTTTTATGGCGGCGACATGGGTTAAAGGCAAAGAGGGCAAAGAACGTGAAGATAATAACCTGCCGATAAACGATATCATGGATGGCACCGAATATGCCGAAACAAGGCATATGAATAAATTATTAGCAGCAGCAAAGAGGGTGAGTGAAATTAGATGAGTATATTCACAAAGATAAACGACTATTTTAAAGATAGATACGACCGGAAGCTTGAAAGGGGGTTATTAAGATTGAACGATAAAATCAAGTTTAATCCAGACTTTAACAAAATAGGTCTGGAATATATGACAAGTGAAAGAAGAAGCAAATTGCTAACGCAATATCTGATATGGTACATGGGGGACGAGTTAATCTTATCAAATTACTACAAAAACGAGTCACAAACAATTAACCTTAACGAACTGACTGCAGAAACAAGAATGTTCTGGAAGGTAGCACCATCAGACGTAATGAAGGTGCACACAGGCATTCCTTCGTTGTTCGCAAACAAGAAATCGAGACTACTATGGGGACACGACATAACCATAGACGTAGACGTCTTCAAAGTAAACGATGACGGAACAATCAGTGAAGAAATCAACGAGGATCAATCAAACACAATCCGCGATATTTTAGTAGATACATTGATACCAAAGACCAACTTAATGGAACATATCAAAAAAGCAACAGAGGACGAGAGCTGGTCCGGGCATCATGCATTAAAGCTAAACTTTGATAGATCAATAACACCATACCCTCTAATCGAGACAGCTGACGCAAGACTATTCAGTGTCAAAAAAGAACGTGGCCACACTGTTGCGATTACGTTCCACGAATGGTATACTAACAGCAGAACAAATAGAAAATATCGTAGAGACGAAATATACACGACTGTGAGGCCGGACGAAACCTTCAGGACGATGGATGAAATCATCGCATACTGCAATCAATGGTTGGATCCAGGAAAGACAGTCGAACCAGGCGATGCTTTAATCACCTATGAGCTAATCGAAATCAAGAACTCGAAAGAGATACCGATACAATTTAACTCATGGAACATGCACTGTCCAGAACTCATGGAGGGAATAGAACAAGAAGCATATCCGTTCCCAGAGCTCAAAGGCATGCTAGCATTTGAAAAACCAAACCGTCTTCCAAACAAAGACTTCCCGGGAGCATGGTATGGAGCCAGCGACTACTCAGGAAACATGTCCTCATTTGACAAGCTCGACGAACTCTACTCAGAGAACGCAGCTGAGGTAAGAGAAAACAAGAGCATCTACGTATATCCAATAGAGTGGATGGACAAAGACGATCAAGGGAAGGTAACAGGAAGAAACAAGTTCAAAACAAACTACGTTAGCCCTGCGGTAGATATGGACCAGCAGCAAGGTAAAGAAAACCCAGCTACAGTCTTATCTGCATCAGATAGAACGGAATCATTTGTAAAGAAATGGCGCATGGAAATAGGAATGATATGTGCCAACATCGGAATCAGCCCGACAAGTCTTGGAGGTTTAGCAAGCGGCTTCGAGTCAATAGCAGCTGGGCCAGAGTCACAGCAAGAGCGTGAGAAGGACACCATCGACACAAGAAATGAAATGATCAAACGATGGAAACCTTACATGGAACAAGTATTGCTGAAACTGTTAGAACTCAATAGCTACTTAATAAACAATGGATACATTGAAGATCAACCGGGTATCAGCGAAATGATAGACATAGACTTCGATAACTGTAACATTAGAGTACAATTCCCAGACTACACCAAGTCAAGCGACCAAGAACTCATCAACACATGGGGTGGTGCTAAGAACATGGGCGTAGCTGATACTGAAACAGCAGTCGAAAGAATCTACCCAACTCTATCACGTGATCAGCAAAGAGACATCATCGATAGAATTAAGTTGGAAAACGGAATCGCACTAGATAACCCAGAAGCTCTAAGAATGGAAGACTTAGTGGACGAAGACGTCAACGATGACGACGAAGGCGGCGAGGATCCAAATAACCCTGAACCAGACGGAGGCGAAGAAGAATAATGAAAAAACTGATAGCAGTAATCGCGATGCTTTTGTTATCATTTGCATTTGTAAGCTGCAGTGAAGAAACAGACTACCTGGAACAAATGACGGAGCTGTCGGAACCAAAGGCTCTAGAGATTAACGCAGGATCATTAAGAACAAAGGATGTGTACGCAACTCATGAACTCGATATGAACGAGTACGAAATCCTTTACTACTTGCCTGAAAAGGTAGAGGTCGAAGATAGAATCTATATCAATGACCTTGTGGGCTTTTACATTTTTACAGCTGAACCAATAAAGATACTAGGCTGGTACGGTTATGAAGAGGCGGATAGAGCGAAACTAGAACTGATATTCGGTGACTAGCGATGGAAGACTTTAGAAGTCCTAAAGAAAACATAGCTGAGTCACAAGTCATAGCTGTACAAGAAGCCCAAACTTTAATCAAAGAAGAAATAATCAAATCATATAAAGAAGGCAGCTCTAAAGATGAGCTGTCTCTTAAAATTAAAAGCATCATAAAAGAAACAACAAGAACATTCGAACCACAAGACAGGAAGCGTATACAATACGCTCTTGCACAGAACGCGCAGCGATGGGAATACACCTACAGGCAATCACTAAAGGTCTTGAATGCAACAGCAATAAAAAGTATATCAAGGCTAGCAAAAAGAAGCCCGACGATCAACAATATCGCTAAGTCATACAACATAGACCTAAACGAATACATGGGCCTGGAACCAAGAAAACAAAACCAGCTAATAGGTAAGTTCAGAAGCTTATTGACACAAGACACTAGAGGACAACCAGTCATTGATAGCTACGATAAGATCGTTAAAAACGAAATGAAGAAGCTGGCTGTGGATCCAGGAAACGTCTATAGAGTAGATAGAAACGGTAAGCCTTACAAAATGAACCTCAGGAACTATGCTGAGATGAACACCAGGTATAAAGCAAACCTGGATGACCTGAAGAAGTACGCGGAAGACGACAAAGACCTCGTCTGGACTTCCAGTCACCCAGATGCATCACCACGATGTTCAGCATATCAAGGAAAGTTGTATTCTATCAAAGGCAGAACCGGAATGATAGACGGAATACCATTCACACCATTAGACGAAGCGCTCAAAGGACCAAGAGGCGATGGGAACGGAATCATAAACGGGTACAACTGCAGACACAGACTAATACCATACACACCAAAGTCAAGACCGCCTGAAGACTATGACGAAGAAACAGTAAAAAGAGAGAATGCGATCAATAACAGACAACGCCAATATGAAAGAACCATCCGGAACTATAAACTCGAGGAAAGAGCGTTGAGAGCCGGAGGCGATACAACTGAAGCAAGACGCATGAGGAAAAGGTGGCAACGTTTAAATAGTAATTATGAAAAGTTCTCACTAAAGAACGAGAGAGCGTTCTACAGGTGGCGAACCAGAGTAACAAAAGAAGAGGAACAGTATAGTTAATTAAGACCTTAACGGGTCTTTTTTATATTCCGCAGGCATGCGATAAATCCTATTCCTAAAGCGCGGACACAACCGCGACAACAAATGAGAAGGAGTATATCATGGCGTTAAAAATCAATGAAGAAATCAAAAAGCTATTAGGCGAAGACGCACTAAAAGCATTGGAAGAAGCCTTGAAGGACACCAACGCAGTATTGGAACCACAAGAGAACTTCATTCCAAGAGCTAGACTCGATGAAGTCAATAACCAAGTCAAAGAACTTAAAGCTAACAATAGCAAGTTATCGAAAGACCTAGAAGATGCAGTCAAGAACTCAAAGAGCACTGAAGAATTGCAAACAACAATTCAAAAGCTGCAAGAAGAGAATAAGACAGCTCAAGAAAAATACGAAAGCGACATCAGACAAAGAGAACGTGATTATTTAATCAATGACTCACTGAGAACCGCAGGGGCCCGTAACCCTAAAGCTGTGAAAGCATTACTAGATATCGATAACGTTAAGGTCGTAGACGGAAAACTTGACGGCTTTGAGAAACAACTTGAAGAACTAAAGAAATCAGATACTTATCTGTTCGAAGCAGCTGATCCAAACCCGAATCCAAACCCAAGAACCAAGTTCGATAAGTTCGGAACGCCAATCAAAGAAAACGGCGGCGGGGATCCAGCGTTGTCA